AAAATGAACAATTGTCTTCACTTACATCATCAATGTTCCCAGAGTTGATGCAAGCGGAACAATCCAACTTTTATTGTTCTCAACGAATTTTCGCGCGCTTCCAAAAGCTGAAACAACCTTGGACATAACACGAGAAATGAAACTTCGATGCTCATCGTTCATCATGGCACGAGGCTGCATTGCTAAGAGCTGCATGGCGGTTTCAAACTCTGCCCGCAGCCCTATACAAGAGTCAAGTTCATATAGCCGTACGAGCGTCAAAATTTCAAAATGACGTGTCACTACAAGGCGAATGGCAGGAATGGTCGCAGGGGGAGTGGATGTAACAGATTGAGGGACCAACTGTCCAGCAAACGCAATAGTCGGGAACGAATTGTCCAACGCCTTGGATGGCGGATAGAACTGATAATCGTCCTCGTCTTCATACGTCCACCAGCAATAAAATCCATCTTTCCATTTACCACTGTATGCGTTAGGGAGCTTTGCAAGAGCTTCCCAAGAGTGGAGGTCGCCAACAGACTGATTTGAAATGTTCGAAAAGTACTGTTCGTCAGCAACCGCTCCTGGCAAGTACGCAACGCTCAACATACCTCCTTCCAACAGCGATGGAACCATGGAGGTTCCCAAGACAGACATTGCAAGAGGTCGTATCTGCGATGTAGTCCCAAAATCAGCAACGGTTGATAATGCGTTCGTAAAAACCGGGGTAATAGACAGCTGTGACAACTGCGGAGCCGAACCTGTATTACCAAATCCAATAACAGACGTCTTCGGATTGGTAAACAGGCCCAACAATGTAGAAGTGGTGCCGTCGGTACTAACCTGGTTAGTAGAATTGATGCTAAAACCACCATTACTGGTCGAGACAGTGACCGTAGACAAACCTCCCGCATTTGTCTTTTGAAAGAGTGAATAGAAATATTGCCCGGGGGGCAGAGTAACATATGTATCATTGGTCGAGACAGGAACAACTATTGCATCCAAACCATAACTCTGAGGTCCTAGTAGCGGAGTGCCACCAAGAGGAGAGGTGTTACCTGCCCAATTAGAACCAAAATAGGTTAGATACCCCGTCGAAGGCTGGGTTAACTGGTCATAATACTGGGACAGACGTGGATCGATACCGGTTTGAGTGTCAGAGGCATCCATATAAGTCGCAGATGCAGTGAAGTCAGTAGGCCAACCTGCGCTAGCGTCAACAAGCGCAGTAGCGTAATTATCCACAACATCCAACGACCCAAGAATGGGCTGAATCATTCCGGCGAACTTCCCATCATCCAAAGTCCCAGGAAAATAAACCGGCACTTCCCAGACCTCAACAGAGCTCGCTATCATGGTTTTATCCGAGAAACCGTCAGGGAGACGAATAGGATCCGAGTTGTACGGATCTATTTGCATATTCACAAAACGCGCTAGATCTTTTGAGAACAAAGCTTCAGCCTTAATCAAGGGCAGGTTGGGAACCACGTTCCTCGTGACGAGTGTTTGACTCGCCCCGGAGATCCTGGAACCCGCCGATTGATTGAGACTGGACTGGAGATTCTCCGCCTTCTCCTTCTTCTTTGGCCTTGGTTTTGGCTTCACTTTCACTGCAACGGGCTTCTTCGCAGACAGCTCCATAGTGAACTTTAAAGGACGCTCGCGCAATTGAGTCGGCACGTCCTTTAATGAGAAGTTCGATTTCCAAACAGGGCAAATACTGAGCTCGGAAATCATGCCTATCAGGAAAACGGCTCAAGAGCCATTGACAATAGGCGTCAACAAGGAAGAAGGCTTCACGGTTAGAATAAACAAGAACACGAACTGACATCGCTTTAGACACAAGTTTCGATATGTTTGGTGATCCAGAGAGACACAAACTCGCAATGGCCTTGTGGTAAGGAAAAACCGGCACATAGACACTCAAGGGCTCACTCCAACAAATGAAGTGCCCAAGAAACTCCCAGAAATGACTAAATTCCACAGCATAGCCAATTTCCGTAAAAACACTTTTCACGTGATCAGCTGAAAAACGCGGGTCCAAAGATGCAACCGCTGAATCATCGCCGAATGTGCGAAGAAAAACATTCTTAAGGAAATAACTAAAGTCATGAGGGCACCCGGAAGTTAAATAGGC